TTTAGTTTGTTTTTTCTTGTTGTTTATCTTTCTTATTTGTTGTAGTATCTTTTTTTTCTATTATATTATGTTATGCGTTATTTTTTTTTTTTTTTTTTTCCAGGAGAAGAAGGCATACGAAGGCCTGCCTACTTTCGTTGGCTCGGGGGTGGGTTTTACCTGATGAGGTAGATCAAACTATCCTTCTTCACTTTATCGAAGATGGATTCTCTGCTTTTGCTACTGTGTGGTATCGCGGACAAGAGTTGGAAGTTGTAAAGGGTTCACGCTCATACGAGGCTACTCTTGATCGTAATGGAGAGTCGTGGCTCGATTTGGTCGATAATGATTATGAGCAAGCAAAACGGTTTGGCAAGGTAATGTTCCGTAAAGGTCCGTGGTTTGGAGAGCCTAGCTCAGATCCAGAGTACCTTGCTCGGGAGTTGAAGCGTAATCGGAAGCCTCCGATTACTTAGTAAGAGGGAGTCTTCTTGTGGCCCGAATAACGCCTCCGTCTCTTGAACAGTTGGCTGTGTTTAGTGGCAGAGAAGAAGAGTCCTACACTGACTTTGCAGACCAGGCACTAGTTCAAGCGACTGTGTTGTTTCAGATTGCTTCTTGTCTTGATGCACTTCCTACAGATACTACGTCTGTAGATTACGATGTCTGTGTCAATGCCATTCTTGATATGGCCGACAGGTTGTACTTGGGTCAACAGTATTCTACTGCTAAGGCTAGTCCGTTTTCTTCTGAGACTATTGGTAGCTACTCTTACTCGAAGATGTCGTCTCAGGTTTCTCAGGGACTTCCGACTGGGGTTGGCTGGTTTGATCTAGCCATACAGAATTACGGCTCTTGCGATTCAGGTGTCACTGTTTCACACTCTGCTACTTCAATCTTTGAAGATTACGGTATTAGTGTGATCGACGGGCGTCGCGTGTTTCTTGGACCAGAAGGCGAAAACCCGCCCGACTTGTTTCAGTTCTCGGGTGACCAAGTTTTCACTAGGAACTAGACATGAATCATTTGTTTAGTTCTACTGTGGCTGTCTATCGTCTTACTATGTCGTCAGAAGATGGCGCTGTTGAGTACGTGTGGTCAGCAGTATCTTCTTTGCAGCGCGTTCCTTGTCGTTTAGATCTAAACTTTCTTCGTCCTGGTAAGGATCAGCCTGCTCCCGTGGAAGCTGGCCGCGCTCCTGATCGCGTAGGGGTTATGTTTTGCGCGTCCTCTACTTCTCTTAAGCCAGGAGACCACATCAAAACAGTTTCAGGTCCGGTCACTGGGACTTTTGCTATCAAGGCTGTGCCGGATCAGGCGTTGGACTACGGCTCTGCTCACCACATTGAGGTTCAAGTTGTTGAGGTTGCTCAGAACGTGGCCGCTTATCTTCCTGCTACTACTTAGGAGAGTCTGGTGATTATCATTGACGTTGATCCTAGTGATGCGTTGAAGGAAGTTCGTCGCCTACTTCATCCTGGCGGGAAGCTTCGCCGTGAATTGAATGACACGCTACAAGAACTTTTCTTTATCACTCAGATGGACGTACACGTAGATACGACGAAGTTGATTCGTTCTGGTGATACTGAGTCTAGTAGGGGTGTTATTTCTTGGGAGGGTGAGATTATGTATGACGCTTTCCAGCCTACTAGTCCTGCGTATAACTCATATGCTTGGTTTGAACAGCGTCGCCCTGGTCACGATTTCATGGAAGGAATTGAAAACCCTACGATGGACGGTATCTGGGCTGAGACTATCATCAGAGGACACTTTGCAAAATGAGTATTGACATTGTTTTAGCTGCGCGCCGCTACCTGTCGGAGTCTTCTACGCTGACTGGGCTTCTTGGTGACGGTTCTGGATTTGATACATGGATCTTTCGTGGACAGGATTCCAGTGCTCGTCCTATGGTTCCTATGGAAGGCACTAAGAGTGCAGCCATTGTCTTGTGGCCGGACGGTGATTGGTCTCAAAGTAATAGGCATAACACGATGGGCTTTCCTTCTTTGTCTGTTGATGTTTATGTTGATCCTGGTCGAGACACTGCTGCTAATGTCACGCAGCCTAACCTTCTTCCTAGATTTCAAGAAATATGGGAAGTTGTTGATTCTCTTTTGCACGTTCCTTCTCATGTTGAGTTACAGTGGGACACGCTTCGTGTTCTTACTAGCCATAAGATTGCCGGTCACAAGATCTATCCATTCAATGACACTGACGGAGTGCGGTTTTCAAGGTCGAAGTTCGCTATCACTCTAGGGTAGGAGACGCAGTGGTTGAGTTTTCTCTTTCTTGCGGTTGCATTGTGGTTGATAACGATGTTACTATTTACTGTAGTTCTGCACAACACTTGTTAGAACAGCGTGTGCTTGATGAAGACAAGAGAAGTCAGGCTTGTCTCTGAGGATTGCAGTGGAGGGTTTGACCCCGTTATGGCAGTGAAGGTTCTTGTAAAGTCTCCTATCAGTACGTTTACTGGGTATGGTAGGGATGGCATTGGTCTTATTCAAGCTCTAGTTCGTTGTGGCGCTGACGTTTATCTTCAACCCACGCACGTTTCTCCTCCTCTTCCCGATGATGTCATCAGCCTTTTTAGTAAGAATCTTCAGAAGCCTTTTGATCTTGTTATTGATCATGAAGATCCCGGTCAGCTAGCTATTCCTCCTGCCCTTCGTAAGGAAGGCAGTGTCACTGTTGCTTGGTCTATGTGGGAGTTCACGTCTCTTTCTAACTTGATGCCTTCTCAGCGTAAGACTCTTCAGTCAAGAATGAAAGACTTTGATTTGTTTCTTGGTTACGATTCTGTCACTGTTGATGGGTTCAAGCCTTATTTGACAGACACTAACACTGCTGTTTTGCAAGGCGGGTACGACCCGTCTGAGTGGCAGCCGTTGGAGCGAGACTGGTTCGGAGATCGCTTCGGGTTCATGATGTGCGGACAACTTCATGAGCGCAAAGATCCTTTTATTTCTATTCAAGCTTTTGTTGACCTTAAGAAAAACTATCCTAAAGAGTTTGATGGTGCTGAGTTACACCTTAAGAACACTCTTCGCAATCTTCACCCTGCTATGGAGGATTGGTGTCCTAAGTTGCGGGTTCATTACGCAACGTGGCCCACTGATGTTCTGAACGCGTTCTACCAGAGTCAGCATGTTCTTCTTGCACCTTCTCGTGGAGAAGGAAAGAATCTTCCTGCTCTTGAGTTTATGACTACGGGCGGGACAGTTATTGCTACTGATTGGGGAGGGCACCGAGAATGGCTCGATCCGCAGTGGGCGTATCCGTTGGACTATGTGTTACGTGAGGAGAGTGCAGAGTATCCAGACTGTAAGTCTGCTCGCGCATCCGTGGAGCACATGAAAGAACTCATGATGCACACGTATAAGAATCGTGCTGAGGTTAAGATGAAGGCAGACCTCGCTGCACAGATGATCCCTAAGATGTGTAACTGGGACACTGTTGTTGAGAAAATGTTCTATCGAATCAGAGACAATGTTCCTGATAAGGGTGAAGAAGTTTTTACCCGTTATCAGATGGGACTTAGAGACAGCACGATAGGCGAGCGTTGATATGGGTTCTGTTCAGCTTCGTTGTCCTACTGGTCCTGGTAGACTTCTTGCTATTCTTAGGCAGAATGGTGAGCGTCCTGCTTATCTTGATGATAACACTGTGGAGTTCGCTTGTTCGGATTGTGCGAGAGATTTGCGTAAACAGGGTTACGATATTGCTCGTGTTCTTCACCGTTACAACTTTGTTGGTGAGTTAGTTGAGACAGTAGAAATTACCCGAGGAGAAGAAGCGAGAGGTAGGTAGAAAGAAGAAACCGCCGATAGATTAAGTAGAGCCGCTAGAGGCTAACCCATATTTCCTTAGTCTCAAAGGAGACAACAGCATGTCTACTAAAACTTTTGAGGGCTTTAGTATTAGCCACGCGGCCATTCTTAATGGTTCCACTGGTGCCGACGAAACTTTCGGTGATATTTACGGTGTGAACGAGGGGTCGCTTGAGGCTGATACCGACAGCTTTGACAACACTGGTGACAACGCCGTGCTTTCGACGTGGTTCTGGTTCAACTTCGCCAACGTCACGATTCAGGCCGGGTATGTTCCCTTCGATACCATCGCGCTGCTTAGCGGCACCACTGTTACGTCGTCTGGCTCAGCGCCTAACGATCATTACAGCGTCCCGCTTTGGACTGAAGAGTCCCTGAACCAGCCGACGCGTCCTATGCGTATTCGCGTTCCTGCTAAGGACACGAATGGTGTGACCCGTAACCTTGACTTCATTCTGTACAAGGTTCAGTTCCAACCATTCAGCTTTGATGGTCCGTCCTACAAGGATGGTCTGAAGCTGAACTACTCGGGCCGCGCGCTCATTTCGTCTGTGGACGAGACCGGAACTAGCTTGACTGACCGCGCAATTGGTCGTTTGGTTAGCCGTCCATCTTAGTCCTAGTTAGGTAGGAGGGAAATATCCCAAGGGTTTCCCTCCTACCTGGCTACTTATAACTGAATAGCTATGATCAAATCTCTTAGATAAGGAGCAGCTATGACTGCCGTGCAAGATGAGGTAACTGACACTGAGATTAAGGTGTCAGAAGAAGACATCCTTGATCCCGTTCCTGCAACCTACACTCTGGTTGACGGAACGGTTGTTTCTATTGAAGACCTGAAGACTCGCCAGTTCTTCCGTCTTTTCCGTATCATTACTCACGGTGCTCCTGCTTATATGGAAGATGGTATTACTTCCCTGTTTGATGGAGAGGGCGAAGAGATCGTTGGTCGTCTTTTGGCTATGGTTGTTTTCTCCATCCCTGAAGCTGAACAGGAAACCATTGACTTCCTTGTCAGTATGGTTAAGCCAGTTGGTCTGACTGAGGGTAACAGTCTGTCTAAGCAGGCAATTGAGCGCAACCGCTCTTTGTGGGACGACGTTGATAAGGCACTTGCTAACCCTGAACTGGAAGATACCTTTGGGATTGTCGAGTTGATTATCCGACGTGAAGCAAAGGACTTGGCAGCCTTGGGAAAACGCCTTCTGTCGATGCTGGAACTGGCTCTGAAGACGGGGCAAGACAAGCCGAGCGCCTCGTCAAAGACCTCCAAGGCATCGACCCAGAAGGCTTAGTAGGAGGACTGTCTCGTGCATTTGACTTAGTTAGTTTTGAGTACGGTTGGGATGATAAGACAATCCTTGACCTCACTCTTAAACGGCTTCGTCAGATCACAACGGCAATCACTCTGCGACGGTACATGGAGGAGCGGAAGCACCGAGCACTCGTTTCCTGGCAGACGCAAACACTGAGCACTTTTATTGCGGCAGCTAGCGGCGCGGGCGAGGACTTTGTGAAACAAGCTCTTGCTGTATCACTTGATCCACAAGAAGAGAAAGCGAGTACGAAAAGTAAGGAGCCACAGACAGGCTCTTATGAGCGGCTTATGTCTGGCCTCGCGCCAGGTATAACTCGTCCACGGTAAGGAGGGGTTGGCAATGGCGGAAAGAGATTACCGCGTCAAGTATACCGCCGTTGCCAACTTCGGAAAGTTTCTTCAGTCTTTGAAGAATGTTGAGAAGCGTCTTGATGCTCTTAACGATAAAACCATTAAAGGTACAAAGAAAGCTACTGATGCACAAGAAGATCAGACTGATGCAATTGAAGACACGACTACTGCTCGTAAGAAAGATTCTAAAGTAGCTGACAAAGCTATTACTTCAGAAACAAAGAAAGAAAAAGCTTTACTTGATTTAATAGGACGTGTTGCAAAGGCTCGTAAGAAAGCTCTTAATAAAGGTTCAGAAACTCTTACTTCTAAAGAGTTGTCTGACATCAAAGAGCTTGAGCGTCGCACTAAAATCTACAACACTATACGTCGTACTGGTGACGCTAAGGTTCAAGCCTCAGCACGAAAGCAGGAGCAGTTAACTGCTAATCAGCGGCTAAAGAACAGGCTTGCTGAGGCTAAACTAGAACGACAAATTGTCAAAGACGCAGTTAAAAGTAATAACCTTAAGCGCCTGTCTGATTCAGGCAGGTCTAAGGGTAGTGCTGAGGCCGATGCAAAGGCTATTCGTAATCGTCTTTCTGCTTTGCGTGACGCGTCAGCAAAAGCTCTTGCTGATGGTAGGCAGACTAAAGCACAGCATCTTCAGCTTCTTACCATTATCAATGCAGAGACACGAGAGCTTTCTGCTCAGGTTCGTGGGTATGCGTCTCTTTCTGATGAGGTTCGTGAGCAAACTAAGTTTGAGCGCGAGAAGTTAAAGACTATCTCTGATGCCTCTAAAGCTTCTAAGAAAGATCGTCAAGAGGCAAAGGCTCATCTTGACGCACAACTTTCTGGGTACAAGCGTCTAGCAGACATTTTCAACAAGCAGATCTCAGGCAAGGATTCTAGTGCCCTAGGAAGGATTGAGGGCGGGTCAGGGAACATTGTTACTGAGGTCAAGAAGGCTGAGAGTGGTCTTGAGACTTTCATGCAGACCTTGGACGCTGTTCGTGGGAAGTTGTCGCCCACACAGGTAAATGCGTACCGAGACTCCATGCACAATCTCAGTTTGGAGTTCGGCTCTAACGCAAAGAACTTTGCTTCTCACGCACATGAGTTGGCCTCTAATGCGGCTGCTATGGCGGAAAGTAATCGTCAAGCGGACGAAGCGAGTAAGAAGGGTACGCGAGTACAACGTACGTACTCTAAGTTGACCGGAATCATGAAGGCTGTTGGCGGCAGTTTCTACCAAGTCAAGGCAGCTTTATTAGGTCTTGGTATTGGCGCTGTCGCTTTCTCTTTGCAGTCTATTGTGTCCTTGTTGGCTGCTGCTGGCGGTGCCGCTGTTGTTTTCGCTAACGCGTTAGCGCAACTTGGTGGAGTACTTGCCACAGTTCCTGGCGGCATTCTTGCGGTAGCGGCTGCTGCTGGCGGTGTGGCCCTTGCGTTCAGGGGTGTGGGTAAAGCATTCTCTTTGTTTGCTAAGGAGAACGGACCCCCTGTTCCTGCGACGTACGCAGAAGCTCTTGCTCAGATGTCTCCTGCTGCTCGTAAGGTAACGAGCGCGCTGACTGCTCTCTATCCACAGTGGCAGAAGTTGCAGAAGGCAGCACAGCAATCTTTCTTTGGTCCGCTTGTTCCGCAGATCAGTAACTTTAAGACCATCCTTGGTTCTTTGCGTCCTCTTCTTGTGTCTGCTGCTGGTGCTGTCGGTAAGGTAGCAGCTAAGGGCGTTGAGATGATGGCCTCGGGACCGTGGCAGGAGAGTTTCTCTCGTCTGTCCGAGTCTAACGTCAAGGTCATTGGCAGTCTTGGAGATGCTCTGCTGTCTGTGGTGGACGCATTCCGTCTCATTGCTGACGCTGCTCGTCCTCTCACTGAGTTTGTTGGTCAGACTATCGCTGGTCTTGCTGAGGACTTCCGTAACTGGTCTGGTTCTCTGAATGAGAATTCTTTCGATACAGTTGGTACGAGACTGACGCAGTTCATCAGTATCATTAAGAGCTTTGGTTCTATCATCTCTTCTGTCTTTAAGGCAGCGGGCGACACGACCGATTGGCTCATGCAACGTTTCGACGCTGTTGCTAAGGGATGGGCTGTCACTGTCAAGGGTGCTTCGCAAGAGGGCGGAAAGCTCAACAAGTTCTTTGATGGTCTTAAGCCAGTTCTTTCTGAGTTTGGCAAGCTCTTCGGAGATGTTTTCCGTGGTCTTGCTAGTATGATAGATCTTCCTGCTCTGGCTACAAGTATTGGCTTGATTAGAACTAAACTTCTTCCTGCTATTTTTGAGTTGGTGGGTGTTCTCGGACAGCCTGAGAACATGGATAAATTTGTTGATGCTATTTCTTCTATAGTTAGTATCTTTGCTAAGGTTATTGACTCTGGCATTCTGACTTTCATCACTTCTCTTATCACTGTTTTCGATGTTCTTGCTACCATACTCAACACTCTTGCTAGTATCCCTGTTATTGGTCAGTTTGTTAAAATTGCTGGCAGCGTTGCTGGGCTAGTCGGAGCCGGTGTCGTCGTCATTGGGATCTACGATAAGTTTGCTACGCGCCTTATTAGGTTGGCTGCGGCTGCTAAGTCAGCAGCAAAGGCGATGGGTATTCTTAAGGCTGTTGAGTCTGCGACGGATATTTCTAAGGGTGCAGACCTTTCTACTGGTACTGCTTCTAAGAAGAAGCGTGGTGCTGGCGCTAAAGATATAGGCAAGAATGTTTTTAAGTCTGGTGCAGCTTCCGCAGCTTCTTTCGCTAGCTCGCTAGGCGGTATGGCAACTATCGCTGTTGCTGCTGGCGCTGCTGTTTTGGCTGCTGGTAACGCTGTTGATTCCTGGGCGAAGCGTACGAGTTTAGCTAAGATTTCTACAGAAGATTGGGCTAAGTCTATTAAGCAAGCTTCTTCAGATTCTTTGAAGGGGAACAACGCTGATAGTTTACGTCGTGCGTCTACCACTGTTCCTGGTGGGTATATGCAGGGTGCTCAGACCATCCCTGGTGGGTTCAGTGCTGAGGCTTCTAAGGAGCAGGTAGCTGCTTCTCAGAGATTGGATCTGTTGAAGAAGCAGATTGGAGAGCTTGTTGATAAGGGAGACGAGTTCCGAGCATCCTGGGAGACTGCACTTCTGCCTTTAGCTGACGCTGGCGCTGACTTTGCTTCTTTTACTACTGGTGTGGAACTTTTAAATGGTGCCCTTGTCTCGCAGCATAAGTCTGCTGAAGATATAGCTAAAGATTTCCCTCAGCTTACAGCTTATCTGGAAAAGTATAAGACTACTATTTCCCAGTTCGCTACCGATCCGTTTACTCAGGCTCGTGTGGGCTTTAATAGCTACTTTGATTCTCTTAGTAGAAACAAAGAAATTTCCGCGCAGATAAAAACTGCTAACGAACAGATAAAGCAGGGGTTGAACTCTTTAAAGAGTGCTACGGATTCTGCTAAGTTGGGTAGTGCTAATCTAGCTAAGACAGATGCTCAAGGTATATTGGTTGCTACCAAGCGCGGCGAAGCTGTTAATAAGCAGAGGCTTCTTATTGAGCAACAGCGTCAGGCTATGATTGCTTCTGGTGCTTCTGCCGAAGTGGTATCTTCGCAGTATAACGCGAACACTGCTGCCCTACTTGCTACTATTCCTGTCACAAAGGCTAATCGTGATGTCATTCAACAGATGTCTGCTGCCATTGGTCAGGTTGTTGTTGTTGCTACAGCCGCCAATGGTAAGTCTGTTAAGATCCCTGTTTCTGCAATTGGTGCTCAGGAAACAATCAACCAGTTAGTGCGGTTGGGTGTTGCGACAGTTAGTGCGGACGGTAAGACTGTCACTATTGAGGCTAATGCTCTTACTCAAGACGCAGTGACAAGGCTTTCTGATCTTAAGGTTGCAACAGTCAATGCTGATGGCTCTGTCAACATTGATGTCACTGCGGCTAATAGTCCTGAAGTTCAGGCACAGTTGAATAAGACTACGGAGGCTGCAAAGACAGCGGCAGCAGAGAGTCCAGAGATTGATGTTCAAGCCCCTAACGCTTCTAATGTTCGTAACGCTTTGCTTGAAGTTGCTGACGCACAGGGGAGAATTCAGCGTACGATTCCTATCACCGTTGAGTACTCTTCTACGGGAACTCCTCCGAAGGGGCCGAACAAGGGCGGACGCATTGGCTCTACGTCTATTCCTACGCATAGATTTGGTCGTGGTGGCGGTGTTCCTGGTATCGGGGATGAAGACACTGTTCCTGCCATGCTTACGCCTGGTGAGTTCGTCTTGCCTAAGAAGGTTGCCAAAGCTATTGGCACTTCTCGTTTGGAGAAACTTCGTTCTGCTGGGGCGCGCGCTGGTCAGGTCATTCAGTACTTTGCAGGCGGCGGCAGCGTAAAGAAGAAGCGTGCTGCTGGTCTTAACGCTGATCAGCGGGAAGCACTTGCCGGAGCCAACGCTGGTAAGGATCTCGGTTACAAGGCCGGTTACTTAAAGGCATATAACGAGGCTGCTGCTCAGTTCAAGTTGTCAAAGTCCTCTGAGAAGACTCAGGCTCTTGCTCGTGTTAAGGAAGCCGCTAAGGAAGCTGCTGCTAACAGGAACCGTCTTCTTTCTTCAAGGCAGTTAGAGCGGGATGAGATTGCGCTAGCACGCGCTCATCGTGATCAGCGTCAGGCTGTTCTTGATGCAGCAAAGGCGAACAGGGATGCTACTCGTGCATACGAAGACGCTGAAACTGCCTACAACAATAGGGGTCTTACTGCTGACACTATTCAGTCTAACTATGATCAGGCTAAGCAAACATATCAACGCACGATGGCTGATTCAGGTTCAACTGCTGCTGATCGACGTGCCGCAGATGTTGCGTGGCGACAGGCACAGCTTGACAGGAGCAATGCTGAGCGTCAGCTTGGTAGGGATAACGCAGACTTCTTAGACTATGTAAAGCCATCAGAGCAAAATCGTCAGCAGTCTATTGCAGAAGGAGTTGACCCTGCTAACGATGCGCTAAATGATTTCACTTACACGATTCTTGATTTGAATGCCGCTCTCCGAGAGACACAGAAGGCAATCAATCCTACTGTGGCTACGCCTGCCAAGGGTAAGGTCGCTGCTGGAAAAAAGAAGACTAAGAAGAAGCGTGCAACTGGTGGGACAGTAGATGCTTTGCGTGAGTACCTTGTTGGCGAGCGCGGAGAAGAGTTGTTCATCCCTGCTGAGCGCGGTCGTGTAGTCACCGCAGCACAGACTGCTAGGATTCTTGGCGGTGGGATCTCTTCTCCGTTTGACTTTGGAAACCTTGTTCCTTCAGTTCCATCTTTGTCTGTTCCTTCGACTCCTTCTGCTTCCGTGCTTTCTGGTTCTAGTAACAGTTCCTCTATCAACAACTCGAAGAATGTTTCTGTTGGTAGTATGACTATCAATAATCCATATCGCGAGAGGTCAACTGATTCTATTCAGCGACAACTCAAGAAGATGACGAGTCGGGAGTACTAAGTCGTGTTTGATACAGGGCAATACGATCCTTCAGTACATACGCTGTCGCAGTACCGTCGTGCTTCGACAACCTCTGATGAGTCGTGGCGTACGACGAGTGCTGACGAGTGGTGGTCTGTTGATGGTGTGTCCCTGAACAGATATGCGTGGGCTGTATCTAATTTCGGAGGATCTCCTCGTGGATTTCCTGGTCTCCGAGGGTCCGATCCTGTGTATGCGTACCGTGCCGGACAAGCTTTCCGTCCTAAGGTTGCAGCGTCTCGCACTATTGTTCTTGAGATGTACGTGAACGGACTTGATCCCGACACAAACCTAGAAACAGGGGATTCTGAGTTTCAGTTCAATCAGAACTGGGAAGCATTACAGAGACTGTTCTGGACTCCTGATCGTCAGGTAGAACTAACACGACGTTGGCGAACCCTTGAGCGCGACGCTAACGGTGAGGTTGTTTATCGTGATTCTGAGACTGGCGATGTTGTTGATGCTGGTGAGTCGGGAGCGGTAGCTGGACAAAAGATTCTTGAGGCTACCGCTCGGGCACAGATCGGCGGGGCGATGGAGCCAGAGATGACTGGCCGTAATCGCGCAACATTCTCTGTTGATCTTGTTCTCAGTGATCCCTTTTTCTATGGGCCTACTCGCTTAGTAGAGTTGTTTGAGGGTATGGCTGCTCCTGTTTTTAATGCTGGCAGTTCGGTTACTACTGGTTATGGTTGCTCTATTAGTATTTTTGGAGCTAATCCTAGCGATCTTAGATTTACTACAACCTCTCCGCTTTCTGCTAACTCTCATTGGTTTCAGTATGAGGACGATGCTTTAGTAGCCGGGGAGCGAACGCGATTCTTTTTTGATCAGTCTGTTGCACTTCGTTCAGGTGAGAGTTTAGCTGCTGGCACTACAGACTCAGGGTCTAATTCTATTTCTTTGCCTTCTGGCACTGACATGACTGATTTTACTGTAGGAACCCCTCTCTATTTTCATGACATCAGCACTTCTGGATTGTCTAACGTTCTTTCTCCTGGTCCTGATTTTTCTTCTGGTTCTGCTGGCACTGTTTACTATGTTCACTCTGCTGTTACTACAGTTGACAGTGAGTCAATCACCGTAAAGTCTGATCGTAGTGCTGCTTTCCCTACAACTATTGGAGTTGTAGGCACGATGAATATCCATCGTGCTGACAGTCCTGTTACTGGAAAGGTTTCTTCTTACGGGAATCCTTTATGGCTGTCTCTTCAGCAGGGTGCAAACACAGTTACTGTTGAGTACGTAGGGGTTGAGGTGTCGCCTGACTTTAGTGGTCAGATGTTCCTCAGCTACCGTGAGCCTTATGTCTAACACGTCTGGTTCGTGGGTCGTTAAGGTTCGTTCTGTTACTGACGAACTGATTACTGTTGTTCCTTTTCGTAGCTTGATGCTTTCTTCTGAGCTTGACGGTCCTGGTGCTGCGTCATGTACTTTTGACCTTGACTCCGATTTCTTAGACTACGGCGATGTCTTTGACAGGATCTTTGAGAGCGATAACCTTTGGGAGTTTTACCTAGATGAAGTTCTTGTTTTTGATTGGTTGCCAACTAACTGCGAGATCTCTTATGTAGACGAGAGTCTTGATCGTCAGGTCACTGTCAGCGGTAAGGGCGTTCTCGATTGTTTACGTCACGCTCTTGTTCTTCCTCCCATAGTCAACAAAGATATTACTGCATTGTCTGGGCAGTCTCTTATCAATGCTGCTGAGATCTCAGCCGCGACCTTCACAGAGGGTGCGGGGATGTTGTACAAGTACGGAGAGTTAGCTACTTCTCTGGAAGATCCTTACGAGAAGACGAACATGATGCGTCACTGGTATCAGATGTACTTGCGCGCTAAGCAAAGGTTTCTCAAGGACGAGTCAGACAACGCTGCTTCGGTGTTGGCACGAAGCTTTCTTCCCACACTTACCTTTTCTTTTAGTGTCACCACAGACTCAGCCGGGGTAGCGTGGACGCCCACTCAAGATCGAGATGGTACGTGTCAGGCTAACGGTGTGAATCTTCTTGACTTGTTGTCGGAGTGCGCGAAGATTCAGGGCGGGTCGTTTTACATGGCTCCCGGTCGTGTACTTCATGTTGCTGAGGATCTAGGCGAAGATCTCTCTGAGAGTGTCGTTTTCTTTAACCCCACTCTTCATAGTAAGTCTCGTACGCGCGAGCGCGGAGACATCGGCAACAGTGTGTTTGGGCTGTTTGATATTAGTATGTATCAGCCTGTTGGTGGCAGTGTCCTTAAAGGTATTCATGATGTAGAGTCTCGCACTTCGTGGGGACGCAGAGAACGTTTAGTCTCTATTCCTGGTGACGGTACTGGTCCCGATGTTACGCAGTCTCCTGCCGCGCTCACTTCTGCTGAGCTTGAGAAGTATAAAGAAGAACTTAGTTCGTGGACAATCTCTGCTCCTCCTTTTATAGAGATTGAGCAAAGCGGTGGAGATCCGATCACTATTAATCGTGCTTTTCTTGACTATCAAGTAGGAGATTGGGTAGGCTTTGCTTCTGAGGGCAGACCTAGTGATCCTGTATCAGTGGAGAAGATAAGAGTAGTTGCAATCTCTGCTTCTGTTGACGAAGCAGGAGACTACTCTACGCAGCTTACATTGCAAACCAACATTCAACTCTTGCGGGAGTTGGCTGACGTTACTAGGTAAACGATTCTGCCGATAGCTCTTATAGAGAAGAATTTCTGTCTTTTGGAGGCTGCCTGATGGCCCGCTCTTTGTACGCGTCTACTCCTGGTGATTACATCATTGATGTAGCGACGGGAAATCCACGACCTCTTGTTCCTGTTGAGGTGTGGGATTCTCGTACCAGTGGGACACAGGTCACCGATCTTCTTAACATTCTTGGTGAGACTATCACTGAAGTTCTCTCTAATGATCAAGGACTCGTGCAGTTTTACGGTCCTGACAATGAGACTGATCCTTTGTGGCTAGACACTGGGACAGGCTCTCGTATGTTGGTGCGTCCGACACTGAAGTTTGCTGCTGCTACTGATGTTGCAGATATTCAGGACGATGTTACTGCTCTTCAAACTGCTGGCAGTTCGTACATTCCAAAGTCGATCTTTACACAAGTTGGTTCTATTGTTGTTGGCACTGGTGCGGGCACGTATTTAGAACTTTCTAAGGGCGCTTCTGGAAAGTATCTCAAAGCAGGAGCTTCTACGGTTTCTTGGGAAACCATTGACTTCGACAATGAGTTGAGTGTCAGCATTACTGCTGGTGTTGATACTCCTGTTGGTACTGTTGTTATTTATGCTGGCAGCACTGCGCCCGATGGTTGGGCTATCTGTGACGGTGCTTCTCTTCTGCGTTCTTCGTATCCCGACTTGTTTGCCATCGTCGGAACTACGTACGGTAGTGCTGATGGTACGCACTTTAACATCCCAGATCTTCGTGATCGGACTGTTGTTGGTTACTACTCTTCTAGTACTATTGGTGCTACCTCTATTGGTATTAAGTTTGGTGCCGGTGTTCGTGCGCTTGTGGCTGCTAACATGGTGGAACACACGCACTCAATGTCTCATCAGCATCCTGCTGGAACGACAGATGTTCAAGGTCTTCATTACCATTACGTAGAGGCAGACATCAATGCTCCTAACCTTTCAGGCGGCTCGGAGCAAGTGGCACGTACGAAGTCCGGTGGGACCGCAGTCGGTTCTGCATCAGGGGCACACGCTCACTGGTACACGACTCCCGTCTTTACTGGCAATACCGGAGGGATGGGAGGAACGTCCCTTCCGTTTAGTATTGTTCAGCCGTCAATGGCTCTTAACTACATCATTCGTGTAACGAAGAGTACGTTAAGTGGACTTAATCGTACGTACTCTTACTGGCCTGTGTGGGTAGCAGATGTTAGTGATGGTCTGACCGCTACCACTAACCTCACTACACAGAATGGGACATGGACTGTTGTTTCAGGTCAGGTTAACTGTGTAGGCGCTGGTGCTTCTACTCTTTGTACTGCTCGTCATAATACTGCCTTCTCTGCTAGCTTCGCTGGATACGCGGTCGAAGTTGACTTTGAAGTTCAAGCTTCTCTTGACGGAGCTAGTGAGTACGTCGGAGTCGCTGTTAATACATCGGCTGGATTCGCGGCTGGTACTGGCGGTGTCTCTCTGAGAGTTAGCGGCGATGATAAGGTGACGTTCTGGGCAGGTACGACACAGGAAACCACTGCCAAGGCCATCACTGCTCTTAGCAACGGTTGGCACACTATGAGACTAGAAATTTCTAGCTCTATGGCTACTGCTTTTGTTGACGGTGTTGCTGTCTATCGTACTAACGAAGAGAACATCATTGCAGAATTTGAAGAACTTAACATTTACGCTGGTGTGCTTGTGTATGGCACGCAGACTGTCCGATTCCGAGATCTGAATGGTTGGTCTTTGTCTTCGGGTATCAGTTAGGAGATGAGATCTTGTGCTTATCTACACACCTGCAATTTTTGTTGAGGGTTTCTCTATCTCTCATGCTGCCATTCTTGACGGCAGGACGCGCGCTGGTACGATTGATGGGGACATCTATGGTGTACGTTCTGGGAACATCTCCGCTAACGTAGAGACTTTTGAAGAGATCAGTAACTCTGTTGTAGTAAGTACGTGGAACTCTATCAGTTCTATTGATTTGGAAATTGAATCGGGTTTTATTTCTCTTCCGTTAGTTTCTAAGTTTGCTCCTGAGTTTGTGAACCTTGGTATTTATCCAGACAATGCTTTTCTTTCTATGGATTTGTGGTCACCTGATTACCTTAATCCTGTCTCTTCTCCGTTGCTGATCAAGATTCAAGCAAAAGATAGTAATGAGAACTTTCATAATTTTGAGTTTGTATTTTTTAATGTTAAGCTGAGTCCTTACTCTCTCAGTCCTGCACAGTACAAAGAGGGTATGTCTATCAGCTATAAGGCAAAGGCGGTACTGTCTGATGTTAATGAGCTTGGGTACCCTCTTGCCAATAGAGCCTTTGGCCGACTCATTACACGCACTAGTGAGGGCACAGAAGAGTACACGCCAGAGAGCAGTGGCGACACTCCTCCCATCACGCCTCCTGATCCAGGTGGGGGAGAGACTCCTCCGTCTAATACCTACCCATCGACCACGTTGTACCCATCGACCACGTTGTACCCAACGCCGTGATGTAGTGTCGTTGTTTAAGGGAGGTACGATGAGCGCGCAAGTTATTGTTTCTTGTTATGTGTGTGATGACGACATCAAACTAAATAGTGATTTTGTCCGCATC